ACCAGCCCTTGAACTGATCTTGAGGTGTCGCAGCAGGGGCGGCACCGTTTTGCGCGCTGGGTCGCATGTGCTCGCGAACTTGAGCCGGAGACTTTCTAGCCTGCTCGATTTCCTGCCGCATCAGGTCAACCGCTGCTGCGAACTGGCCCTTAGAGTAGGCCTTGTCCAAGATTTCGCGCGCGTGCTCCTTGTCGCTGACGGTCGGCGTTCCAGACGGCGAGATGGCGCGAGAGTAGGTGTTGACCAGCGAGTTGACGGCAACAGAGAACTGGACAACGTTGGGGTCTCCGGTCCCTTTCTCGGCGGCCAGCAGCACTTTGTTCAACGTCGGATAGTTCGTGCGGTCAACCTTGTTCGATGCTGCGACGGCAATCGGCATCATGTTGTAGGCCTCCGTCGCAGCCATCTCGATGTTCGCCTGCTTCGTCCCGAGTGTGCGTTGACCTGCCTTGGCACCAGAAAACTCTGCTTGGTTCGCCATCAGGTCCGCAGGCGTTGTGTCACCCATCGCGGCGCGCTTGGTTACCTCGCGTACGAACACGCTACCACCAGCGCCCCGCGCGAGGCCTGGCGGAAGCGTGCCGCCCCTTCTGACGACTTCTGCCCAGTAGTTGAGCTGCTTCTCCTTGTCTGGATCATCTGCCCCAGCAGTTCCGCCAGCGCCAAATCCAGCCACGGTCAAGTCCTTCGCAATCGTGGCCTGGTTGTTGGCGCGCGACGTTGCATTTGTCATCGCCGTCGTCTTGACGTGCGTTGCGTTGGTGTCGATGTTGTTCTGGCGCGTGATGTCCTGGCCGCGAACCAGCGTTTGGTTCGCGATGAACTTGTCCATGCCAAGTGCATTCTGTTGAAGGAACGCCTGGAACTGCGCAGGGTCCTGCGGGATACGTGATTTGATCTCGTCCGGTGTTCCAAATTGGGCCACCAAAGGCGCAATGACTGGGTTCGCATGCATGGAGTCAACCCATGCGCCGAACTGCTGCGGCGTCTGAACCATGCTCAACAGCCCGCGGTGCGCATCGAGCGCCTTCACGCCGGCCTCGGTGTTCGCCTTGGTCGTTTCGGCCTTGGTCTTCTCGCCGTCCAGTCTTGCATTTTCAGCTTCTAGTAGTTGCTTTTGCAGCGCCGGAATTTTTGAGCCAAGACCGCGATCAGCAAGGCTGCGCATCAACGCGTTCTGATCGATCATGCCATTTTGGCCATACGCGCCTTTGTAGGCATCGTTCAGAGCCAGCGCATTGGCGCGATCCTCTTCGGCCTGCTGGAGGTGCAATTGACCAAGCTGGTTCTGCTGCTGCGCGCCCTTGACCTGCAACACTTGTGCAAGCATGTTGACCGGCGACTCAACCTGGATCGGCTTGACTTGGAGAGCAATGGAGGGGTCGAGCGCCATTTCAGCCACCGTATCCAGGAATGAGTTTCTTCAAGAGGTCGTTCTGCTGCCAGCTTGCGAGAGCATTACCAATCGCGCCGTTCCACGCATTTGCTGAGCCAACGTAGGCTGACCCCTGCGCATTGCCTTGTCCGAGCATGTTCTGCCCGGCTTGACTGGCATAGTTCTGCCCGGCGTTGGCGATGGTCCCTGACCCGACTTGTCCTAGCCCGGCAAGATTGCCTTGACGATTCAGCGCGGCGTCGTACTTCGTTCCGGCGTAGTCTTGTCCATAGCGTTGCTGGGCCTTGATCTGCTGCCCGGAATACAGGTTGCCGCGGGCAGCAGCGCTTCTATCAAGCGCCTGAACGCCCTGATTCAGGCCAAACTGATAGCCAGGATCGCTCGCGACACTGTTTGGATTGGCTAGCAAATTTTGATAGCCGGTAAGACCGGCATTGCGGGCAGTCAGCGCCGGAAGGTTGTCCGAGCGCGTCGTGTCGTACATGTACTTCGCGAGCGCGTTAGCGCGATCCGCGGCAGCTATCTGGGCATCCGCTACCTTGTTTGCAGCATTCGACCCCAATATCCCGCTCAGCAGGTTTCCGCCAACGTTCAGGAGCGTGTTCTTGCTGACGCCACCAAGTCCGAGGCTGTCCAGGATGCCGCCTGCGCTGTTCCCCACTCCAGCCGGCAGAAGGCTTGCTGAAGCCGGCGTGGCGCCCGTGAAGCCCGATGCAGCCAATGAGCCGTCTGCTCCACCCAGGCCGCCGTAATAGGCATCCAAGGCATTCAATGGGGCACTTGCCGCACTTGCGGTCCCAACTCCAAGCGCACCCTCACCACCAAGGCCGGCGATACCACCAAGGCTTGGAGCGCCCGACGATGCCAAAGCTTCAATGGCCTGCGGTGTCAATTGACTGGAGCCGATGCTTCCAATGCCTAGATCAGCGACGCCGCCCGCACCACCACCAAGGAATCCAGTGGCACCGAGGCCGCCAGCAGCGAGGGCGGCCAGTGCAGCCCCTTGTGCAATCGTCGGCCCAGCAGGCGAGTCCTTCTGGTCGTTGCCCCATTCGCTTACTTGCGTTGCTTGGCCGGTTGCTGGATCAACATGGAAGTACGCTTCCTGGGTCCAGTGCGGATCACCACCGGGACGCACCCGGCGAACGGCATACGAGCCGTTTCCCTTATCGTATGCAGAGACGATTTGTTGATCGCCGCCAGAAAAGCCGCTTGCCCAGTTCGTGTTCCGTTCGTCGTTGATGTCGTGGAACCACCCTGGCACCGCGCTTGGGTCGAAGCTGTATTGATCAAACATGGTTCACGGAGCCAGTTGGTTGGTTCGCTGCGGGTAGGGAATGGCAGTCGCGCCAGTCAGCGAGTTGTTGCGGGCCACCTCTACGGTGGCGCCGAGCGATTCGGCGTTCTGTGCTACCTGCTGCTCCAGGCCAGCGGTCGATTGCGCGACAGTGGCGGCCTGTTCTTGCACCGTCACAACGGCGCTTGCTACATCAGGGAGGGTGGAAGCAGCGGGGCCGCCCAACTTCACGTTCGCCAGGAAGTCGAAGAAGCGATACCAAGCGTCAGTCATCGTTCCGTCCTTTTGGACAACCGGCACAGAGCGATGTGGAAGCCACGATTTCAGGTTTACCAAATTTGCCGAGGCTGTGACCTCAGTGGCGGTGTAGATCCCGGACAGGAAACGAATCGCCGTATACAACACCGCGTCGCTGCGGCGGCCGGGGGCCACTGTCGCGAAGAGTCGCGGCTTGATGTACAGAATTGCGCCTGTTGATGCCATGGTCAGTCGGGAATGGCCACGGTGGCGCTGGCGAGCTGGTGTGTGCCCTGAACAGCGTACACATCCTCTGTGATCGCGCAGACGATGCAGCCGAATGAAGATGCCGAGGTCAAGTCAATGGCCGCACCGCCAGCTGTGGCGGCAACCTTAAAGGTGTCTGTCGCCGAATCACGCACGAAGTAGGTTGTGCCCTCCGTCAAGCCGCCAGGAGGAGTGCCATTGAAGAACACAATCTTCTGCGTATCAGACCATCCGTGGGAAGCGCTATAGACGGTATCCGTTGACGGAATTGCCATGAAGTTCTTCGGCGTCGCCCCACCGTTCGGGGCGCAACCAACGAACGTCGCGCCGTTCCAGAAGCCAACCCATTTGACCGTGCATGCCGGCACGTCAAACGTCACTGCCGCATTGAGAACGCGCGATCCGCCGCTGGCCGCATTGATCGTGACGGCCTTCTGAGCGTAGGCGGGAGCGCCGCCAGTCACCTCATTCGCCCCTGTAGACCCAGGAAAGGCTGTATGCAGGCTGGCAAGCGTGATGGCCTGACCGTCCAACATCGAGTTCTTTGTACCAACGGGGAGCGTCAATGCAATCTCCTAGATCCAAAAAGCTTCAGGCGGTTCCAGGTGTTGAATCGGCGCCTGCATCAACAATGTCGAACGGCGCATTTGCTGTGAACCGGATCTTCCACACTCGATCTCTCGCTCGCCCAAGGCGCGTCCACAAGATTCGAGGAAGTCGATTGCCGACGCGGCCAGTTGACTGCAGCGACGGATTGCTCCACGTCGCTCCGCTGTCGTCGCTATAGCTCAGCTCCACCTGTGGGTCATCGCCCTGCGCGGCCTCGCCTGTTGTGCAGTCCAGATAGAACGCAGTGAAGAACTGCCAGATGCGCCCCATGATCGCGTTGTGAGGACTTATTCGCTCGCGAACAAGCGTGTCTCCGGCATTGGTGTAGATGTCGCGGTTGAGTTCGTAGATGCGGCCATCTGCAGCGCCAAGGAAGTGCCTGCCAAAGGCGTGAAGATGCCGGGTGCCGCGGTGCTGAGCGAATTGGCCGAGCGAATCGAGGTCGCAGCGCTCATGCCACGAAGAGGATGCCACCTCGAAACACCATGTCGAGGCAACACCTGGCGCGTTGATGCAATAGAAGGTGCGCCCGTCAATCTGGTAGGCATAGCTGGTCGCCGACGAAAGGTCAGATGAGCCCTGCAAGGCTTGCTCGACTGCCTGCGTGCTGACGCGCTGGATCTGCCCGGCAGAGTAGCGGTAGACCATCCCAGAGCCGTTCTTATCGCGGCCGACGAAGAAGACGGAACTGTCCACCTCCTGAACCGAGTACACAGCTTGGCAACCGA